ATGTGTCCGACCTTTGTACTGTCTGCACTAGGGTAAGTAACTTTAGCGTTGTTAGTTGTCTGGTTGGCTTCACTGTAGGTGTCTAGCTTTGTCTTGTCACCGTCTACAAATGCTCCTTCACTTGGTGGCTGCTGTGCTGAGTCTGCCTTTCCTAAAGATAAACGAATAGCCGCACTCACCTTAGCGGAGGTCACGGCATCGGCTTCGATTCTGGCTGTATTTATTGTTATTAAATCAGCTATTAGCTGGACCGGAAATCTTACGTCTGTTGACGAATTTTTAACAGCGTATACTTGCTCTGTTCCGTCGATAGTACTTAAAGGAGTGGGGATTTTATCAATTAAATTACTCATACAAAAATTATAGCATAAAACTAAAGTCACTATTATCCATAAATAGCATGTCACCCTCATCCATAAATAAGAAATCTAAATCCACAGTAAAGCAAATCGGAGTATAAGGAGTTACTTGATCAGTATATGGCGAGGTTTTATCTATATATATTTGTAAACAATCAGACATTTTTTTTATTAATTACTGGGGATTTTTCCATACGTCCCGGATGACCGCCACGGATTTCCGTAACTTTTTTAAGGTACGGCTTATCCAGTGGCGTATCAGAGTAAATACGCTTTCCGGTCCTCTTGTCGATGTAGGTGTATTTTCGCATATATCTCGATCCTCTGGATCATCCCACTCAGCCTCCTCCTCTGGAGAGACTTCTCCCCACTGAGGTTCCTTAGTGAAAGTGTACCGGACTATCCCTTGCTCAGTTTTGACCTCACCATTTACGACGAGAGCTGACAAGTTCTGTCTTAGTAATAATAATACCATATCATCGAGGATATCGACCTGGATCTTAGTCCCAGAGTAAAACTCCATCACTCCAAAGACGTCATTAATTTTATACTCGTATCCCTCCGGGACTTTTTTCTCTTGAAATATCATAGTCGTATGATATCACACTCAGACATAATAAAAGACCCGGCTCCCACACCGGATCTCTTATTTACCTCAGAGTCTTAAGATTAAGACGCCGCTGTCGTCAGCTTAGTAACAGCTGTCGGGATAACAGTAATGTATCCTACTCGCTGAGTCCATCGTACCGCCTCTCGGTCCGTTGTTAGCAAGTTGATATCAGCATTGTCAGCCACGTTCCGCACCTCACCGGCGTCAAACCTCTTAACCTTTAGAGCTCCCTTGTACCCAAAGATACAAGCCTTTCGGAGATCCCCAAACAATACAAACGATGTATCGACAGCGGTATCACCGATCGCCGGCATAGCCTCAACCAGTACAGTCGGGTATCCCCAGATTGTAGCCGGTCCAGATTGTGACGGAGCCTGGTAAATAAATGCTCCAGCACCGTCAGCGGCACTTACAGCATCCTCTCGTAATTTACGTACAACAGACATAATGGTCCGATGTAGGAAAAACTTAGCGTTAGCAAGAGCTCCAGACGGAGTCTGATCAACCATGTCGATCAAGTCCTCAGCTGTCATACTCGCAAAAGTAGTACCAGCAAGAGTCACCTCATTAACGTCACTCGACTCAAGGAGACCTGTAAAGTCACCAAAAGCTCCAGTCCCATCTCCGATAAAGAAAGCCTGGTCCTCAGCTCGAGCAAAGCCCTCAGCCACTCGAGACGCCATAAACGATACTAGATCGATTTCAGTGTCCTCAAGTAATTCAGACGTCATAGTCACGATCGCTCCCAATTTCTTAAGAGTCAGCGTTTCTTGACCGAGTACAGCTTGAGTCGAGTTAACGACAGCTCCCTCGTCTACCCAGTAAACAGTCACGTCAGTAACGAGATCATTTACTTTGTATGAGCCTTTAGTAAGCTGGACGCTCTCCATCTCTCGACGAGCAACACCATACTCCGTCATTAAGTGACGGATCTCAGCTGATAGCTCCGAGTCCACTGTATAACCAGCGTACGGAGATCCGGTTTCGTCAGTTGACATCTCCTTAAGGAGAGTCGCATCGCCGGCGATAATACCGGTAATCGTTTTACGTAAAGTAGCGTTGATTTCTTTTCGCTTAGCTTGTACGTCTGGATGATAAGCTCCAGCCTTACTAGCGATGAGCTCTTTTTGCTCAGTCATGTAAGTAGCAAGATCAGTCTTAAGAGATTTCTCAAGTCTTTTACCCTCTCGAGCAAAAAGAGCCTTGATCCCTTTTTCGACAGCCTCACCGTCCTCATCGTCCCCCTCAGTTTCAGCATCCTCAGCCGTTTCCGGTAAGTCAGCAACCTCAGCCGCTTGATTAGCGACCTCAGCCTGGTCCTCGCCGTCGAGAGCTTTTAGCATCTCGAGAGCTTTCGCTTTTTCAGCCTCCGTAGCGTAACCACGCTCAGTCAGAGACTTAATAAACTTTAAAAACTTAGTCATAATAATTATGATTAAATCTGATAAATCGTTTTAAGTCCGTATCTCCGGAGAGCTCTCGACTAGGAGTTTTTATTTAGCTTTTAAGAGTCCTCGGATAATTGAGTTATAATCTCGCTTTACCTCAGTACTTTCACCCTTAAGCATTTTCTCGATTGTATCACGTGCGATCTTTAATTCCATCTCTTGTCGTCCGTTTAATTTGTGGATAGCTTTAGCGTAAAGAGATTTCCGACTCGGAGCTGGATTACCTTTAGGTACTGGAGCCTCATCGACAACCTCCTCTGGATCCGGCTCGACTGTCTCATCCTCTGGAGTTTCAACCTCAGTCTCCTCCGGCTCAGTTTCAGTATCCTCCTCCTCTGGAGTCTCTACAGTTTCAGTCTCGTCGTCATCCTCTGGAGTTTCGATTTCGTCCTCAGTCTCCTCCTCCTCGTCGACCACTTTGACAACTTTACGGAAATCATCCATCTCGACTCCGATACCTTTAGCAAGTGTCGCCGCCGCATTAGCCGGGACCGATACCGCTGATACCTCAAGGAGCTCAGCTGATTTAATAGTATAGTAATCAGTCGATCCGTCTTTTTGTTTATCAAACTCAGTCGGGATAAATCCGACAGATGAGGCGTGTAAGAAACCGCCAGCGTATAGATCAAAAATGATCTTAGCTTTAGGATTAGCATCAACGGCAAACTCCCATGTCTGGATCATCTTAGACTTTTTACCCTTACCCTCGATCCAGGTCTTAGTCGCTCGAGCGATAACCTCAGTCGCATCGTTATAATTGTGCGAGTTAAGGATAACCGGATTTTTCTTAAAAGCCTTAAGATCCCAGCCGTCCTGTAAAATAGTATCACCATGACGATCGACATCTTGAGAGGACGCTATCATATTAAGCGTGTACTTTTCTTTATTGATTTCCTTTATCTCGACCGGGATCGAGGTAAGTGATTTTTGTCCGGATTTAATTCTAGCCATACGCTTAATAATTTAATACTTTAATAATACCATACGAGTTAAGACTGACAGCGACAGTTGATATACTCAGCCGGTCCTCCTCGCTTATCGCCTGGATACATGAGCCCATTACTAAACGGCATATCAAGAGGGACCTCCTCACCGTCGAGCGATACATGATCAGCCTCATCCATAATATCCATCCCTCGAGTCTCAGAGTCGATAACTGATACCCATATTTTAATCGGGAGATTACCTTGTCGATATCCCTCGATCGTAGCGTATTGATTTACGCCATGCACCTCAGTCCGAGCGATCGACGCCGCTCGTCCCTTACTGATACCCTCATAAGCTGTCTCGATCCGGGAGATTAGTTGGTCTCTAGTCTCTCCAGCCGCAAAACTAGCCTCAAACTCTCCAGTCAATTTTTTATGAGTCGTCACATTAATAACCTCAGACGTCTCGTCCGCTTGCTTTTCCATCCATGACCGGATATCGCTAGTCACATTAAAATCAAAACTTGATCCAGCGAGCTCCATCGCCTCAGCTCCAGCCTCAGCGAGTAACTGAGTGAGTAACGGCATAAATGAAACCTTAGCGAGCTTAGCCTCGAGCTCAATACTAAAAGCCTCATCAAGTAATCCCTTGACCTTAAAACTCTTACGAGATTTTATCTGATCGACAAGTCTGTCACGTTGCTCAGTAAAATAAGTATCGACGACCTTATTAAATTTAATTATCTGAGAGTCCTCTTTTTTAGCTTTAATCTCTCCGTAAGACTTACGCTTGTCAGCGTCCCGGAGAGGATGCTCGATCTCTTTAGTTGATTTTATAGATTTCTGAGAGTCGTCAATTACCTTAGCCTCAGCTCCGAGAGGCATCATATTAAACGGCACCATAATAACATCGCCGTCCGGGAGCTCATCAAAACCATGACGAGTCCGAGCCTCGTTAATAGTCATAAAGTAATTTTTAATCCCGGACTCAGTCTCTTTAATTTTATTCTCGAGATTTTCTGGAGTAGGATCGACAAACGTCAGACGCTCAAGCTCTCCAACCATAGTACGATCAAGAGCCGTCGCTAGGTTATTAAGGAGAGGCTTAATCGTCTCTCGTAAAAAGATCCGGATCGCCGCATCCGCATTACTAAACTGGATATCATCAAACGATCCGAGGAGAGGCTTAGGGACTCCAGTCATAATGACAATGTCCTCGAGTGTCATTTTCTTAGCGTCAAGATAAGACAGCTCACTCGGAGTCAACCCGGTCCGAATGTAATCAGAGTCACCACCTAAAAAGAGAGGCATCCCAGCTTTACGAGCGTCGGCGTATTCTTTAGAGTAATCGGCTTTCATTTGTCCGAGTTGCTCTTGAGTAAGACGAGGAGTTTTAAACTTAAATACTCCCTCGACCTTACCTCCGTTCTCTAGTACTCGAGCATGATAAGCGGCGATCTGGACCTCAGTCTGGATCGTCTGGATACCAGACTTAAGGAGTGACCGACCCTGGAGAGGATTAGCTGGATCCGGATTAAAGACCATTATAATCTGCTCCGGCTCATAGTTAATCGTCCCATTATTAGTCCGATACTCATATCTCTCGATAAAAGAGTTGTCTTTACTATAAATAGGCTTGACCATATCTGGACGGAGGAGATGGATTTTCTGGACTCGAGACGACTCGAATAACTCTCGACCGATATCCTTTACGATATAAGCCGTACCGAGAGCGTCGTAATATTTTTGAAATAGAGACCAGAATTGAGGACCAGAATAATAATCATTAGGATGATTTAAAACATCGAGCACTCTATGTCCGAGGATAGGCTCCCCAAATTTATCATTAACTACCCACTCGACCTCTCCGACTTTTTCCGCTCGCTTAGAGAGAGCTCTGTCAGTGTACAGACTGATATCCATCGCCTTAAGATAATCACTCGCACCCCATCGAGTAGACGAGGGGAGATTACCAGGGAGGATCCCGATATATTTCTGACTAGAGAGCATCCCGGCGATATTCTTAAATATACTCATATAACAAAATAATACCACATCATCCAGCGAAACCAGTAAAGGATTTACCACGCTGACTGAAAACGACATATCGAGCGGCGTCCATAAGGTGATTATTAGCATCCTCAGCCGTACCAGTCGGGAGCTTATTACGATCGAGTCTCCATTTATAATTTTGTCGCTCGGTATCGATATTAGTACTCGACTCAGTATAATAAACCTCGAGACCCTGGAGTAAGTCGATCCCGGCGTTTACTGACCCCGGACCTTTAATAGCCGGCTCGACGTACCATCCGTCAGCGGCGAGCTCCTCGATAGACTTAAGCTCAGCACTATCCCCATAAATAAGATCTTGACCAGTTAGTCCGAGATCCTCAAAGCGTTTACTCAAAGTATTCTCGACCTCTCCGACATTATGGAGCCCGGTCTCATATAAGTACTCTTTAAACCAGACTTTATTATTGTGCATCTTACAACCGAGGAGAGCCGCTGGATCATTACTAAATCCAAAGTCGAGACCATAAGTCTCCGGATATGGTAAAGCATCATAATCAGCGTCAGCGACCGTCCTCCAGTTTTTAAAGATACGACCTCGAGCTCCCTCAGATACGTACCCTCTGATCATATTCCAGTAATAGTCCGGACGAGTCTCTTTATATCGCTCAAAGTTTAATATCGATGATGGATTAACATTAACGATATTCTCTTTATACGTTGTCGAGATAACGACGGTATCAGTCAGCTCCGGCTTTTTGACAGCCTTATAAAATCCCTCGACCTCCGGCACATCGACCAGATTAAAAAACCGCCGGATAATCCAGTGATCTTTTTCTGGAGGATTTAACATGAGTACGACCATAATGTCAGATTTAAGAGTACGGAGGGAGTCGTCGAGTTGCATAAAGTCCTCCTCATTAATCTCGTCAGCCTCCTCGATGACGACGACGTTGTAATTAGAGAGCGACTTGAGCTTACTTTTTTGATCCCCGGAGCTCTTACGAAAACCAATCCCAGTGACTCTGTTTTTCTTATAGGTAAATCCGATCGGAGCACCCTGGAGATCGTAACCCTCGAGCATATCAGATCCATCCTCCTCGATCCGGTCGAGTGTATCTTGAAATATAGAGTTTTTAATATCCCCATAAATAAATCGCATCATCGCACATCGAAAATAATGTTTCTTATTAAAGAGCTTAGTCTTTATCAGCTGAGATCCAGCGGTCGATCGACCAGCTGATCGTCCTCCCATCAATACGAAATACCGCACTCCGGGAGGCGGTAAAAATAAATCCTTATAATGGTGATTAACTTTTTGCATCGTCAATATCAGTTATATCCTCCGGATCGATGACGTGTACTTTAGTCGGATCGATCGGGACCGGCTCTTTTTGATCTGGATTACTAAAGTCCATAAAGATAATCCCATTATTATTCTCGACCAGAGCTCCTCCGAGTCCCATCCGACCAGCTGGAGTCTGACGATGCTCTTTTTTATCGAGGTACTCTTTAGAGCTCTGGACAGATCGTCGATGCTTAATAGACATCGCGACATTTTGACGAGCATAGTATCCGAGCTCCTCCTTACAGTGATCGATCACCGCTTTAAAGTGAGGATGTTTATCGATAAATCCTTGGAGCTGATCGATACTGATCCCGGCGTAATAACAAGCCTCTTTTTTACTACAGTCCATCCGAAAAGCGTCGATAAGTTTCTCGACTTTGTATTTATTAGCCCACCACCCTCCGGAGGTATTTAAAATCGGGACCGGCTCCGGGAGCTTAGGATCCTCGATCTGATACGCATAATAAGCCGGACGTCCGTACGTTGTCATCTCACCGGGAGCGAGCGGCGTACTATTATGACGCCTCTTTTTATATGGTACGACCGGCTCGCCGTTTATGATTTTAGGCTTGCGACCGCTATATCCTTTTTTACTACTCATACAATCATATTATCACATAACAAAAAGAGCTCGGAGATAAGTACTGGACTAAGACCGATCGGGAGCGACCCTCTCGTCATTTATGGTGATACACCGCTCATCATTTGATCAAACGAATAGTATCAACTTAAGTCGACTGTTTAACCACTCGACTCAGTTCGCCTTAGTGATATCTCCAGTACTTATCTCCGAGCTCTTACTCGGACTCTCTTATCATATCAAGGATCTGACCCCACTCATTACTCTCCTCCTCAGTTAGACGATCCATAAAGTGATCATCGATCCGGTAATCATCCCGATAATAAATATAACCAGGATGAGGATCTGAGCTTTATTTTCATTACTCATATCTTTATATCCAGTAATTTACAGATCATCGCTTGAGCTCGCATATCTTGATCCTTGAGCTCCCAGCCATAACTCCAGAGAGTAATCAGCTCAATAATATCAGCTCTGACGATTACTTTAGTCCGATCGCCTGGGACGTAGCTCGCCGTCACCGCTGACGGATTTACTTTACCGATAGCGTCAAGGACGTGCTCGAGAGCGTACTGACCATTAGTCGCCATCTCTGGACCGAGTATCTCTTTTAGCTTAAGGATTATTTTATCCAGCATAATTTAATCTCGTTCCTGGTTAATAGGTCGATCGCTACCCTCTGGAGCCTTACCTCCTCCCATCCGTTCCGACAGCTTTAGATCTATCATCGCCTCAGTAAGAGCGACATAATCAGAGATCCTCATCGCTTTCATAGAGATACCCATCTCGACAGAGACAAAATCCTGGAGAGCCTTAGCTGAGTCCTCTTGTACTTTATAAGCATTAAATACCTCCGGATGATGCTTACGTAAAATCTCAGCCGCTTGATTACGATCAGCTCCCAGTAAAAACACCTCATCCCATAATACTTTTCTAGTAACGGTAATCGTTTTACCCTCTCGCTTAAAAGTCTCCTCGACATGATTAAAGCGATCTTGAGCGGTCCTTAATATTTCGCTCGCCACTGACTCAGCCTCCCGGACTTTATCTGTTAAATGATGTAGCTCCTTAATTGTTTCTCTTTTTATTTTCATATGACTATATGATATCACACTCAAAACAAAACACACCCCGGAGAGTGTGAATTAGTTATCGTCGCCAAACGATCCGATCAGTTGTCTTACCGAGATATGGATCAAGCACTACCTCGACTCGATCGTTTACTAGGAGTTGGATCCTCGCTCGTTTCATTTTCCCGGCTAGGTGAGCTATCGATATCGGATCCTCCCTCAGTGTCAGATCCTCCAGCTGGATCCGGTACATCGCTCCCGGGAGTTGCTCCAGTATCCTCGCCGTCGGATTGTTCGTTTGTCTCCTCATTATTATAATCCTTATCACTTGTAATCACCGCTCCACTCATAGCCATTTTATAAGGGAGACGTCTTTTCGCTCGGTTACTAAAATCAACAGCAAAATCGTCAGCTGTCTCATTAAACCGGAGAGAAATAGCGACATCTTTAAAGACCATCATAAATCGAGAGACGTGCTTAGCGTCAGTAAAGATATCTCCCTCGTCAGTCTTAAGAGTCTTATCATCCGACTTACTCTTTTTATTTATATGACCTCCGACGACTCCGATAACTTTATTAGATCGCATCACTCGGACCATCGACTCGACGTCAGTCTTATCGGTAATAATATCCTCATCACTAAGTAATAATTTATATTTATTTTTAGTCCGGGATATCAGCTCATTAAAAGCTCGAGCGAGTGACGCTTTATAAGCGATATGATGGACGACCATACGATTAACTCCATCCAGCTCCAGCCGGAGAGATTTATAATATGCTCGATCCAGCTTACTCGCTGAGTCAGCGATAGTGATCTTAGCCGTTGGATATAACTCAAGTACTGATCGGATCAGCCGCTCTAGTCCGGGACGGTTATCATATGTCGAGACAAGAAAATCGACCTCAGACAGTCGGACCGGATTATCAGTTTTTTTACTCATAGTATTATTGTAACTCTTTAATGACTTTTTTATAAACGTCCTTATCATTCGCAAGTAATCCGACTAAGACATCGAGTATATCTTGACGATTTATATTACGCTTAAGCTGATCCCCGATCTCAATTTGAGAGCGTCCGAGATCAGACGCTCGATCTGGATCGATAGAGTAAGTCCGTCGCTTACGTTGTATATTTTCCTTTTCCATATTGTGAGTATAACTTACTTAGTATCATATCACATTATCGTATATGTTGATAACTAAAATAAAGAGACCAGCCGGAGCCGGTCCCTTATACTCGTCTTTCCGAGCCGTCAAGATTTATCACCTCCTTTCATAAAGTATGAAATGTAGTAGTTAAAAATTCTGGATCAACATCTTTCGACGCTAGTCGATTAATCAGTATCTCCTCGCACTGCTCAGAACAGACATTTATGTGATAGCCGATAACATACCTCCCTTGAGATTCCTTAAAAAAGTTATTACAACCCTTACGCTCACATATCAGTATTTCCTCTCCATCCTTAACCATAGCTTTACTCCTCAAAAGATCACTCCTCTTTAATTATATCACGCCGACTCGCATAATCCCGACAGAGTGTGAGGATCCCCAGTCGCTTAAAATAGCCTTATAAATATGACGACAGATGTAACGCTAGTAACGGTTTGTAACAGTCACTATAGTCGACTACTGTTACAAGATTCAGCCTTATAAATAAGGCTATAATCACTTTTGTAACAGTTGTAACAGTCTATTTTAATAAAAGAATATAATATATATAATAAGTAGTACAGTGCTGGAGCGTAGTATAAAAAATAACTGTTACAAC